AGTTTCTATGTTGCTTGTTAATTCTGCCTTAGTTGTATCTATTTTAGTATTAACAGTACCTATTTTAGTGTCTAGGTCCTGTAAATCTTTTAATGTGGCAAAGATTATAGTTGGATCTATCTTTAGTTCTATATTATTTACATTAGATACAACAAAGATAGTTTTTACTTTCATGTCAATTACTGCTCCATCTTCCACTTTAGGTTTATATGCTGACCTATACTTTGATATAGCTAGTAAATTACCTTCGGTATCTAAATAACCTATCTCTCTAACTACAAACCCACCAGCACTAGCAGGTATTAAACTTTCTAAAATTAAGCAATTTGTCATGCTTTCATCAGTCTTGACATTCCCTACTTTACCTTCCCAAACTATATTTTTTAATGCTGTTTGTTCTTCTGTAGGATTATACTCATTTCCTCCACCATCTCCAAGTTGAATCTTAACAAAATCAACTTTCTCTCCTACTAAGCTTGCATTTGCAATCTTCGCTTTTCCTATGTCTGTTAATATTGTGTAGTAACTTTTATCTGTAGCCAAACTACCACCTCCTATCTAATAAATTGTAACCTCTTGATATCCAAACCCATTGCCACTGAGTATATTAATCTCTCCTTGTGTTTCAATATCACTAGGTGACCATGGGTAAATTGTAACCTCATGCCCTGTAATAGTAGTTGCTCCAAAATTCATATAATTATCTTTGCTAACTAAAACTCTAGTGTAATCTAGTGTCATGTTGCATGGCTTAATATTACTTACAAAAGAATGAACTTCCTCAAACCAATCTTGATTTCTAGCATCACTCTCAAGGTGTATGTTATAAGTAGCATTATTAATAGTTAATTCATAATTGCCTTCTCCAACTACATTATCTAGCCAGTTCCTTAAAAATCTCTCTGAGTAAGGTAGTTTACTTATATATTTACTAAAAATCCTAAACCTTCTATCTTCTAAACTCTCATTACTTTTAGGAGTTATAGACATTATCTTTTCCCATCTTTTTATACCACTTATAGTTAGGTCCTCTAAAAACTGGTCATTTGATAGGTCCTTTAATTTATCATGTAGTGTTTTTATTTCTTTGTTTTCTGCATTAAATACTTTTATATATTCTTCTTTATCCTGTAAAATCTGTGGTAAGTAATTTATTAGATTAATCTCTTTATCCAACTACCTCACCTCTCACTACTATGCTGTTACTATCTATTGTTAGATTAGATGCAATACTATTTATCATCGTATTTGCAATATCTAATACTCCATCTATACTTAACAAACGAGTTTCTATCTGAGATATACGGACTATTAAGTTTTCTTCATCTTCCCAACTCATATTTAACTCATTTAAATAGTCGTCTATTGCTTCTTCTGCAATTGATTTTATATTCTCCCATGTATATCCACTCTTATATGTTATTTCTGCTGATATATTTATAGTTGTACTTGTAACTCCTTCAACTGTAACTCTATGACCTATTGGTGCTAATCCTAAACCTTCTCCTTTCATATTTGGGTCAATTTCTTCTTGAACTAAATTAACTAAATCAGTACTTGGTACTTTAAAATTTGAATTAATTATTACTAACTTAACAGTACCTCCACCGTTCCAAACTGGATATACTTTAACTCCCCCAACGTCAGGCAATTTATTAACTTCATCCTTATAGTTTTGTATATTCCCCCCAAAAGATTGAGAATTTAGACTATCATAATATCGTTGCCTTAAACTGTCCTCTGATTCTTCATCTTCTCCATTAATTAGTATTTCAGTTAACTCAGCAGTTTCTAATTTGTCTACATATTCAATTGGAATCAACTGACCAAGTTCAAATACAGGTCCAGTAGTTTCACATTTCATTTTATATGTTTTTTCAGATATTCTCTCAATTGCCACATAATTGTATTCTCCTAAGTTGAATCTTGAATCAATAGGAATATCTATATTAAAAACTCCTTTTGCAATTGTATTGGTTGCAGGTAAAGGTGTAATACCTCTCTCTTTACATCTCTTCTCTAAATAGTAATAACTAGCAGTATCTACGAATGTTTGGTCTAGTAATTCATCCATTGCAATGTATGTTTCTGTAAGTTCTATAGCAACAGGAGCAAGAGCATTATATATTATAGAACCTTCCCTTTTATCAAAAGTATCTGGTACACTATCTAACATTCTTTTAATTATATTTTCAAATGTCATTAACTCAAACAATTATACACTCACCACCTTCTCTGCTTTTATATTTCCATATTTTGTATGAACTGAAAATCTACATTGTACTTTACCCTTTATATTTTGAAACTCAAAATTATCTATATTTTCAATCCTATCATCTTGAATTAGTGCTTCTGTTATCCTTCTTTCAAGTTCGGGTATTACATATGAAATAGGTTCTCCAATAAGGTCGTTCAACTCGACTCCATAATTCCAACTATAGATTAGATGTTGGTATCTCTCTGTGTTTAAAATCAAAAAGATGGTTTGTTTTAATGCTTCTACATCATCACAAATACCATCTACTCTATTTTTCTCTATATTCAATTTAAACGTCTTACTTGGTTCTTGTCTAACATCAAAATTAATTATTGAGACATCTTCAATATCATAGTCAATGTTATCTGTTGGTATCACTTCATCACATCCTATCTAAAATCAAGTATTGTTGCCCTCCTTGCATACGAATTAAAACTAACTTATCTCCTATCTTTTTATCTGTATATCTTTTAAATGTATCTGTTTGTATTAGAAAAATTTCACCAATAGATAGTTTTTGTTCTATCTTAACTACTAATGGATTAAGACTTTCTATAGTTCCAAATGCAATCTGCATTGGATTGCTTGTTTCTACTGCATCTATTGCAGTCTTCTTAATTATTTGCAATAATTCTTGTGACACTTTATCACCTCACTTATATAAATCTTCTCACATGTGTATATGCTTTTCCTTTTCTATATGAATCAACTGATTGTATTTTTACTACATCACCAGTCTGTGGTGAATGAATCATTTGACCATTTCCAATATACATCATTACGTGATTACTACTACCTCCACCAACTCTACATAATAAGTCTCCTGCTTTCCACTTGCTTCTATCTTTTAAATCTACTGCACTGCCTGCCTTACTTTGCGTTGCAACAGTCCTAGGAATTTTTATACCTATTTGTTTATAACACCATTGAGTGAATCCAGAACAATCAAAAGTATTAGGACCTTCTGCTCCATACACATAATTACAACCCAGTTTACTTTTTGCTATACTAATTAATTTATCTGTTTTAGAGCTATTATTTGTACTACTGCTTTGGTTGTTGCCTTGAATTTGATAAGTTACATCTTTTAAATTCTTTTCTGCTTCTTCGTTACTTCCAACTCCTGTACCTGCACTATTAGAATTATAAGTACTTCCTGTTATTTGCTTATAAAATGCACCTACACATTTTACCCATTCTTTGTCTGAACTAGAAGAATATTTATTTCTGATGCTTTCTAAAGTTTTTCGTCCTATATGGATATAGTTTCTTGATAAATTACTTATACCTCTTTTTATTCCTTCGTCTACACTAGAAAAACTCATGTAATCTCCATTTTTTTTCATTCCAAAGAAATTATTTTTAGTATTTGCAATATTTGAAGTCCCTCTAGCTGATTCGTGCATAGATATAGCCGCCATTAATGCTGGATTAACTTTATAAGCATTTGAATATTTAACAAATATATTTCCTGTTCCTGATAATTTACCTTTAAGTAGTTTATTAATTTTATTAGCCATTTCAGTATCTTCTTTACTTGTAGTACTTTGTGCAGGACCATTTTTCTTTTCATCTTTATTATTAGTATTTCCACTACTATATGAGCTTGAAGAATAAGAAGCAAATTCATCTCCATCAACAAGAGTCAAATCCATAAAGTGCGAATTATTTTCAAATGTGTGCTTTACTTTCTCAACTAACATATAATTTTGTAAATCAATATCTCCTAAATCTAAAAAAACAGGTACTAAACAACCTGCTCTTACTCTAATATCTCCTAACACATTTTTTAAACTTAATGACTTAGTTTTCTTATTATATAGTTTTAGAAGTATATCACATTTTTGCTTTATCTCTGCTTCACTCATGTTTTTATCTACTGTATCAAATAGTTGTAGTATTCCCCAACTCCTCATATGTGTAGAGTCTTGTGCAATATATACATCTCTTTTCCCTGTTTCTTCATTATCTCTCACAAGTTTAATCTTTGTGTAAGTATCACTATCTATTGATGAATTATAGTCAAAATCCTCAATTACATCATTGTTCATGACAGTATCCAGTTTCATTGATGCAACATTCTTTAATGTTATTCTTCCAAAATCATCATACAAGATATACATTTCTTTTTTCTCTCTTAAAGTATCATCAAGTGCAGTTAGTATCATGTCAAAGAGTGTTTTATTTTCTTCTATCCTAGATATTTTATACTTAGTATCTTCTATGACATTGTATTTTAAATTAAAATCTTTAGCCAACATTTTTACAAGTTCACTTGCAGTTTTATTGCTATATACATAAGTATCTTTATTCTTAAAATATCTTAGCTGGTCGTAAGCAACAATTTTAATGTGATTTTCTTTATCTCTTTTCTTCTGAAATATATATCCATAAAATATGCCTACACCTTTGTAATATAATCTTACTGAGTTACCTTCGCAAAACTCTAATATATCATCCATGACTATTGTAAATTCTAACTTTGAAGGTGTTCCTCGCCTTTCAATTTCCCATGTGATACCATCCAAAACTACAGGTTCGTAGAAATCTTCCCAATGTGCTATGACTAATCTTACATCCCTATCATTTGCCAAAACTAATTCATCAGACAAGCCTCAACACCTGCCCTTTATAGATGGTATATTTAGGTACTTTTTTGCCCTTGTTAGCCTTATCCATCATTGATTTATTTAACTCATATACCTTCTTATACAGTGAGCCATTACCTAACTGTTTTTGGCAAATTGACCAAAGACTATCCCCTGCCTTGACTGTGTATGTTTTAGCATTTGGTGCATTGACTGAATCAACTCGTTTTGGCTCTATCTTTACGCTTGGTCTACCAGTCTCATTAGTTTTTTTAGGTGGAGCAGGAACTAACTTTTTAGTTGAGTAATCTCTATATTGTTTTAACTTTATTGCAACTTTTGTATCTGAGGCATTCTCTGCATCTTCTACTATGTTATATTCTTCTAATGACACTTTCATATTAGTGTTAAATAGTACTTTATTACCTAATTCCCTTGAAACAATAAATTGAAATGGCTTACAATCTGTCTTTAGTAATTCCAGTTTACTTAAAAAGAATTGAACATCTCTAAATTGACCTCTACAAAAAGGCAATTTATTATGTGTAAACTCTGCTTCAAAACTTATTTCAGATAGCCCTTCTTTTTTTAGTATGTTTACTTCTCCAGTGTTTATTAAATCAACTGTTTTATTTTTGTTTGTTACTTTAATCTCTAATTTGCCAGGTGTGATTGGTAATTGCACTCCATCCAAGTAAAAATCATAAGCCATTTATATCCCTCCTTTCTAAACTATTCCTTCTGCTGATACAACCATGGCGTCGTTTAATTTTTCAGTTAATACATTAACTATTCCATCTAAGTCAGTATCTTTACTTATGTTGTTTGTATTGTTCATGTCAATTTTAATGTTGACTCCTGTATACTTGTTTATTACTTCTTGTTCAGCTATATCTCTTAAGTATTTTAAGTCCTCTTGACTTTTATCCATTGTCTTTGCCATTTTAGCTGTGTTTCCTGCTGTATCTTTTGCTCCTTTTGCAGCGTCGCTGAGCGGAGAATTAAGCCCTGCCGAACCGAGTCCGTCACCAAGACCGTATTTTTTGTCCCAAAGGTCATCTAGTCCTAAATCCTTTTTAGCCTTTTCTGCTATTTTATTGATGTCAAAAGCATCTTTTAATTTGTTTTCTAAATTTTGACCTACTTTATATCCTTTATTAAAAGAGTCAAATGGATTTTTAATGTCCATATATGGTGCTTTCCAGTCTTGTGGTTTAATAGGCTCTTTTAATGTTTTTTGATAGTTTTTTAAACTTCCAACGACAGAGTCTATATTTTTTGTATAACCATGACCAAAGGTATCTATATTTACTCCAGGTATTTTATTAATTAATCCAATTAACCCATTTACTGCTTTTATTGCTAAATTTACTCCATTTATGAATACATTTGCAAGTGTTGTTGCACATCTATCGAAAGAACCTCCAACATCACCCATTGAGTTTATAACGAAATTTGCAAGATTATAGAATAGCATCTGTACACCATAGATACATATATTAAATGAGTTAACAAAGAACTCCGTAAATGCCATTACTATGTTCCAAGCTCCTGCGAATACGTCATAAATACAAGCTCCCAAGAAATAAAAAGCTCCAATTACTACTCCAGTTGCACTTATACCCGTTTTTGCGAAGTGGTTGAATATAGCTACTCCTACGAATATCGCTGCTATTACTAAGGCTACAGCTGATACCACCATAATCATAGTCGCACATAGTGTGACATTAGCTCTGCTTACTCCTAAAGTCATCAATTGGTGTATAAGCATTGCTTTTGTAGCAACGTATAATTCTCCAGCGAAAAGTGCTGTTACAAAGCATTGTGTAAAAGTAATTGCAGTATAAATTGCCTGAGCTAAAAAAACTGAATATATTACAACTTTATAAGCAATAAAAGCTCCTACAATACCATAGACTATAGGTGCAATAATACTCCAGTTTTGTGTAAATACATTAGCAACACTTAGTGCTTGTGTTATTATCCATCCCAACCCTTGCGCAATTAAACTGATTCCGACAATCATCATATTTGCAAAACCTTGAAATGTTGGACTGCTCAGCAAATCAATAAACCCATTAAAGACACTATATCCAACAGCTCCTAAGACATACAACGAATCTGTTACATTAACTATGAAGGTTCGAAATCCTCCGCTTGAGACTGTATCCTCAATCTTTTTTTGTATCGCTCCAAATATCATTACTGCGTTATTCTTAATTGATGTAAAGATTTGACCTATTGTAAGTGGCATTTTTTCAAATTGAGCATTTGTTTCTGCTGATGCTGCAAGCAGAGAATTTTTTACAATATCTGCTGTCAACATTCCCTCGCTTGCCATTCCTCTAATTTTTCCTATATCCACGTCTAAGTAGTCAGCAATCGACTTAATTATATTAGGTGCTGACTCAAATACAGCATTCAGTTCCTCTCCTCTCAACACACCAGAACCCAAACCTTGAGTCAATTGTAAAAGTGCCGAACTCATCTCTTGAGTACTAGCTCCTGCTATTATAAATTTTTTGTTCAATTGTTCTGCAAAACTTACTATTTCTCTAGTACTACTAAATGCACTTCCTGCATTCATTCCGATTCGTGATACTATCTGTGCAGTATCCAAATATGATGCACGAGACCTTTCAGCGGATTGGAAAATCATTTTATTTAACCCTCCGTCAGAAAGTTGACCATCGTTTATCAGACTCAAGCGGGCATTAGTGTTAGTCATTTGGTCGCTTAAACTGCCTAATCCTCCTAATGTTTTTAAGCTCATATAAGCTCCAGTAATCTTTTTAACACTTCCAAGCAATCTATCTGTATTGCTTACCCCTTTATTAATATCTTCGTTAAATCTTCTCTGTTGTTCATCTGCTTTTCCTATATTCTGTTCTATTCTAGTTAAGATATTTTCAATATTATTTAAGCTCTGCTGAGATGCTTGTATACCACCTGTATTAAGTGGATTATTTAATCTTCCTTGCAGTCTCTCTAAACTATTAATTGTTGTATTAATAGAATTAGTCATATTCCTAAAGGCAGGTGTCATTCCATCGAAAATTCGAATTGATGTTTGTATTGTAGCCATATTTTCACTCTCCTTTCTAAAATTTTTATATAAAAAAACACCTACATAAGTAAGTGTTTTATAATATTACAAATTCAACAATTCTTTTTTCTTAGTATTAAATTCGTCTTCTGTTATTGCTCCTAAGTCTAGTAGCTCTTTTAAACCTTTAACCTGTTCTATAGAATCACTAGTTTTACTTTGTGTATTATCAGTCTTATCATTATTTTTTATTATTATTGAAAGTACTGATAAAATTTCTTGTGCTTCATTACAAGCATTCTGATATATAGATGAATTAGTTTTTGTTTTTGTATTAATCAAATTAACATATTCCAAAGGATTATTGATATTATTAAAGGTTATTTTAATTTTAAATGTATCAACAACTTTTCTTGTTGTTTTTTTGCCTGTTATTCCACCAACTATAGCTCCAGTAGCACCAAACAAAGCTCCTCCAACTACAGCTCTTCCCAATCCTCCACTAACTATAGACTCTCCATCTTCTAAAAGTTCAAATTGCATAATTTCATCAATTGCATATACATTCTCTATTACATCTCCACCTTTGCGAATATCTGATATTTTAATAAAGTTATTATCTTCATCAATGGATACAAATTTATTAATTCTATTTGTCTCAACAAATTTTGCTAATAGTTCTCTATTTGTTTTAGAAAAATTTATAAATTTTCTTATCCCTTCATGGTCAGCTAATACTTGCATTGCACTAGTTGCTTTTAATCTTTCTCTAGAAAATATTGTGAAATTAATAAAACAATTATTACATAAATATTCATTTTCTAAAACTTTATTTTTACCCTTTCCTCCACATATGCTGCATGGTTCTTTACCCCCAAATAATCCCATAATATTACCCCCTACATAATTTTATAAGATTATTATACTATATCAGTAAAATTTTTACATTATTATCACATCCTTTCAATAAAAAAACACCTACTATTCAAGTAAGTGTTTTTCATTATTTTTAATTTTAAATCCACATAGTTAATATAAAACTCAATGCGTATATCTTATGAAACAAGCTATTGCAAACTTTACATACCACTTAGTTAATATAAAACTGACTAGTACGAATGCTAGATTGAACATGATAAATGACTTTACATACCACTTAGTTAATATAAAATAATATTTGTATCAATGCTGTCTACTATAGCTCCATTCTTTACATACCACTTAGTTAATATA